TCCGAACACATCTTCCTTGGTAGCACAAGGCGGCGGCATGAACGACGAAATGCACATTGTGGTCATTGACTCTCTTGGTATCTGGAGCGGAACAGCAGGAACAGTTCTTGAAGTCTTCCCGTTTGTCTCCAAGTGCGCCGCAGCCAAGTATGAAGACGGCACCACGATGTACTACCCGGAAGTTATCAACCGTCAGTCGAATTATCTCTGGTGGTTGGGACATCCTACTGAAGAGGATCTTGGAATCAGCACAGCAGTCAATTGGGGTTCAAGCGACCTGACATTGACCTATCAGACAACTTCTGAGAAGGTCACTGTCAGCAGCGTGTCTGGAACATTTGCAGTTGGCGAAGTAGTTGGTGACGCAGCCGGTGCAATAGTTTCTTCCGGTAGTGGCGCAACTCTTGGCACACCTGTAGTCGGTGACGGCGCTGGTAAAGGTGGCGTAAAGGCCATCGCAGTAGGCACGGCTGGCACAGGCTATACGATTCCTCCGGCAGTAGCAATCTCTGGTGACGGTGCAAGCGCAACCGCAGTCGCAGTCATCAACGGAAGCGGAGTCATCACGGGTTACACGGTCACGAATCCTGGTACTGGTTATACATCAGCAACAGCATCGTTGGTCGCTGGAAGCGGAGCATCGGCAACAGTAGTTCTCACTGGTGCTCCAGGATCGGCAACGGTTACTGGATTCACCAGCATCGTTGGTGGTTCTAACTATTCTATCGCTCCTACCGTTGTCATCACATTGGATAGCGGCGCAACTGGAAGCGTAACCGCTCACACCACAATCGGAACTTCTGGTGCTACGAAGGGTCAAGTCACAAGCATTGTGATCGACACCAATACGTCGACCAATGTCACAACAGCAACCATCGCATTCACCGCAGTAAGTGGTGGCGGCGCACCGGGAACAGTTACTCTGAATACCGGACAGGTTGTTTCTATCCCGGTCAGCACTGGTGGATCTGGCTACGTTGCAGTCCCAACCGTCAGCATCACTGGTGGTGGCGGAAGTGCAGCAGCCGCAACAGCAGTTGTCAACGGCAGTGGAGTAGTTACGAACATCGTTGTGACGAACGGTGGATCTGGATACTCTACCGGCGTAACAGCTTCTATCGTTCCAACAGGAAGCGGCGCAACAGCAGTCGTCACGATTGACGGCACTGGACGTGTTACGGCTTTGACGCCAACCGCAGTTGGTACTGGTTATACCGCAGCCACGATCACGATTCTTGGACCGGGCGTCGGCGCATCCATCACACCAAATATTGTCGGCGGTCAAATCACGAGCTATACTGTGAACAGCGGTGGTAGCGGCTATCAGACAATTTCGGCAACGGTTCTTGCAGTGAATGGCCCGGTTCTGTCGGTTGCTCCGATCAGCGGACAATTCGTAGATGCAATGGTCATCACAGGAACCTCATCTGGAGCAAAGGGTACAATCTCAGCATTGGCTGGCGGCGAACTTTACTTGCAGCTTGCCGGTGGTGTTGATGCAAACGACCTGTTGGAAGCTGGCGACTATCAGGCAGACACTTCTGGTGCTCCTGCTGGTTATGCTCTCTTCCGCTCTGGCGAAGACATTGACATTTCGCTTTTGATCGCTGGTGATTGCGGCGGTGGAAGTGGCGGTCCTGATGCAAATTGGGAAGAAACGGCCCTCTACCTCATCAATGACGTGGCTGAATACAGACTCGACTGTGTGGCATTCATTTCGCCGCCACAGGCCGCAGTCGTAGACAACGCAGGAAACGAAGCTGCTGATATCATCGCTGCTCGTAACTTGCTGCCAAGCTCTTCTTACTCTGTCATGGACAGTGGTTGGAAGTACCAGTATGACAAGTACAACGACCTGTATCGTTGGGTTCCGCTCAACGGTGACATCGCTGGCTTGTGCGCCCGTACTGACGAACAGCGTGATCCGTGGTGGTCTCCAGCCGGTTACAACCGTGGCTTTATCAACAACGTTGTAAGATTGGCATGGAACCCACGCAAAGCATATCGTGACCTTCTGTATCAAGCCGGTGTAAACCCGGTCATGACCGAAGCTGGACAGGGAACCCTCCTGTTTGGTGACAAGACGATGTTGACGAAGCCAAGTGCATTCGACAGAATCAACGTTCGCCGCTTGTTCATCGTTCTGGAGAAGGCAATTTCTACGGCTTCCAAGTACACCTTGTTCGAGTTCAACGATCAGTTCACACAAGCACAGTTTGTGAACATGGTTGATCCTTACTTGCGTGAAGTTATGGGCCGTCGTGGTATCTACGACTATCGTGTAGTCTGCGACAGCACTAACAATACACCAGAAATTGTGGACGCAAATCAGTTCGTTGGCGATATCTACATTAAGCCAGCACGTTCTATCAACTTCATCCAACTCAACTTTGTCGCTGTTGCTACGGGTGTAGACTTTTCGGAGATCGTTGGTAATTTCTAAGGGACTTACCAACTTCCCTTCTAAATAGGAGAGAGGTTACAAAACACACATGCCTTTTACAGTAAATGATTTCAAATCAAAGCTGGTATACCAAGGAACTAAGCAGAATCTCTTCCAAGTCCTTCTGCCATTTCCTGCCGTATCTCAAGCAACAGCACAGACCGGACTATTCTCCTTCATGTGCAAAGCCGCTTCTCTGCCGCCTGAAGAAATGGGCGTCGTTCCGGTTCCTTACTTTGGTCGTCAGATCAAGGTGCCGGGAGACCGCACGTTCCCTGAGTGGCAAGTTACAGTCATCAATGACGAAGGCTTTGAGCTTCGTGATGCGTTTGAAGTTTGGAGCAACGCAATCAACGGACACTTTAGCAACCTCCGTAATCCTGCCGCTCAATTGTCGCCGGGATTCCAGGTCAATGCTACCGTGCAACAGTACGGCAAGATTGGCGACGTTATCAAGGAATATGACTTGATTGGCGTGTGGCCGTCCGCAGTCACACAGATCGACTTGGCGTGGGATGCAAACGACCAAATCGAAGACTTCCAAGTCACGTTGCAGTATGACTGGTGGGAGGCGAGGACAACTGTATAAAAACAAAGGACTTATAAGTTTCCTCAACCTACCAAACAAACAAAATAAACGACTTGTATATATAGGCTTGGAGAGCAGAAATGCACAACCAAGCCTATTTTTTTGTTTATCGAATCACCCGCAAGAATAACAACAAATCCTACATCGGGATCACCAATGATCCGAAACGTAGGTTCAAAGAGCACCGCTATGATGCTCGTACAGACTCAAAATACCCAATTCATGCAGCAATGAGAAAACATGGTATTGACCAGTTTGAATTTGAAGTGATCTATGGTAGCCGAGATGAAGCATACATTCGGGAAGAAATGGAGAAGTATTTTGTAACTCTCTACGATTCTAAAAACAACGGTTACAATTGCACGGATGGCGGCGAGGGAATCCAAGGATACAAACCAGAATGGATAGAGAAAATGCGAAAGGTCGGTGCAAACATTTCTGAAGAGACTCGTCAGAAGCGTTCTGAATCAGCTAAAGCTCAATGGGCAGACCATAAAAAACGAGCAGTAACTCAACAAGCCATTACAGAAGCATACGCTGATCCAAATCAACGTAAACGTCTTTCTGAAGCCGCAAGCAAACGTTGGGCCGATCCTGCATTCAAAGCAAAAGTCGCTGCTAGTTACACTGCCGAGAAACGATCCAAAGCATCTCTTGGTAAGCGTGCGGTTGATTGGAAAGTCACTAACACCATGACAGGCGATACAATCATTGTTCATAACCTCAAGAATTGGTGTGAGACAAATCATTTGAAATTTGGTGCAATACGTCAAGCCACACACCGTGGAGCATCTTCTCAAGGCTATACCTGCGTAAGAGCCTAAATACAAGTAACATTATGCCTTATAATCTCTTTGGTTTCTTGTTTAAGAACAAGAACCGGACTACACAAGAACAGCCCCTTTCATTCGCACCCCCACAGAACGATGACGGAGCTATAGTCATCGAGCAAGGTGGTGCGTTTGCCTCAGTGGTCGATCTCGACGGTATTGTCAAGAATGAGATCGAACTTATTACCAAGTACCGTGAAATGGCACAACGCTCTGAAGTTGAAGGAGCAATCAGTGAGATCGTGAATGAAGCTATCGTTACCGAAGAAGAGAAAGCTCCGGTATCGCTCGTGACAGACAAGCTGAATTTCTCAGATGACATCGTAAAGAAGATCCAAGAAGAGTTTGACAGTATCTTGAACCTTCTCGACTTCAACAATGAAGGGCAAGACATTTTCCGGCGCTGGTACATCGACGGACGCCTCTACTTTCACATGGTAATTGATCCTCAAAAGCCACGTGACGGCATCCAGGAAATACGCTACATTGATCCCCGCCGTGTGAAGCCTATCATCGAAACAGAATCCTACGTGACGCAAGAAGGTGTCCCGATGCAGACAGAGAAGCAACGCTACTATGTCTACAATCAGTTTGGCACCGATGCGACCACAGCCACTACCGGCGTGAAGATTGCATGGGATTCTATCTGCTACGTTCACTCTGGCATCCAAGAAACGAATAACACAATGATCCTTGGACACCTTCACAAAGCTCTGAAGCCGTCCAACATGCTAACGATGATTGAAGACGCTAGTGTCATCTATCGTCTCTCTCGTGCGCCTGAACGTCGTATCTTCTACATCGACGTTGGTAACTTGCCGAAGCAGAAGGCCGAGCAGTACCTCAAAGACATCATGTCGAAGTACAGAAACAAGATGGTCTATGATGCTACGACTGGTGAGATCAGAGAAGACAAGAAATTCCTTTCGTTCATGGAAGATTATTGGTTACCTCGTAGAGAAGGTGGACGAGGCACTGAAATCAGCACTCTTCCGGGCGGCGAGAACTTAGGCGAAATGGCCGACATTGAGTACTTCAAAGAG